AAGGGCGACGCGCTCGCGTTAGCTGCCGGCATGCTGCCGGTTGAGTATCGCCGGCTGGTGCAGTTCGATCCTATTGCTGAGTATGCGGAGATCAAAGGCCGCGCAGACGGCGAGATGGAGATGGCCGGCGTATTACGCACAGCCGCGTTAAACGGCGACACTAAAGCAGCGCTCGACATACTAAAGCATGTGCATCGTTGGACTGCACCGCAGTCTGTTCAAATTCAAATAGACCAAAAGATTAGTATTCTTGCCGCTTTAGAAGAAGCGCAGACTAGAGTTATTGAAGGAATTGTGCTAGATAATGCAGAGGCCGCCGACGCAGGAACGTCAGACGGCCTCCTGACCAACCGTAATGAGGACGGCGGCTATGACCCAAATTACGCAAGAACTCCTGAAAAGTCTATTGAGTTATGACCCCGACACGGGCATTTTTACTTGGCGAACAAATCGCGGGAAGAAAAAATGCGCTGGGACTAAAGCTGGTTGGGTAGCATCATATGGGTATATAAATTTAGAAATTAATAATGTAAGTTATAAAGCGCATAGATTAGCTTGGTTTTATGTTTATGGCGCTTGGCCGACTAAAGAAATAGATCATATTAACCAAGATAAATCTGACAATAGAATATCAAATTTACGCAATGTGACACGACGCGAAAATTGCACAAATAGAAAACCCTTTAGAAACAATACATCTTCTGTTAGTGGCGTAGATCGACCTAAAGGCCGAAAAAAATGGCGTGCGCGCGTATTTTTATACGATAAACATATTCATATCGGCTGGTATCCAACTTTTGAAGAAGCCGTCGCCGCCCGCGCTGAAGCTGAAAAGAGATATAATTATGCAAGTGCCAATATATAGCGCTGAAGAAGAACAAAAACTTATGGCTACTCTTTGGTCTAAACAGATCAAAGACGACCCCGTTGCTTTTGTAAGATTAGCTTTTCCTTGGGGTAAAGTTGGCACGCCATTAGAATCTTTTACCGGCCCTCGTAAATGGCAACTAGAAGTCCTAATGGATCTTAGAGAACACATTAAAAATAACAACGGTAAAATAGATTTTAATACTTTTAGACTAGCCGTGTCTTCTGGCCGTGGGATTGGCAAATCAGCGTTGGTTTCGTGGCTAACAATCTGGATGTTGACCACACGCATTGGCTCTACCACTATAGTCTCGGCAAATAGTGAAGCTCAGTTAAGATCAGTTACTTGGGCCGAAATAACTAAATGGCTTTCTATGTGCATTAATAGCCATTGGTTTGAAATTTCGGCTACTAGAGTGATGCCCGCTAAATGGCTAACTGAATTAGTAGAGCGTGATCTTAAATTAGGCACACGATATTGGTCAGTTGAGGGGCGTTTATGGTCTGCCGAGAATCCAGACTCTTACGCAGGTGTTCATAACTTTGCTGGCGTTATGCTAGTGTTTGACGAAAGTTCGGGTATAGATGATGCAATATGGACAGTCGCCGCCGGATTTTTCACCGAGAACACGCCTAATCGTTTCTGGTGTTGCTTTAGTAACCCCCGCCGTAACAGTGGCGCTTTTTATGAGTGTTTTAACTCCAAGCGAGACTTTTGGCGAAATAAAATTGTCGATGCCCGCTCCGTCGAAGGCACGGATAAGGCCGTCTACCAGCAGATCATTGACGAGTATGGCCCCGACTCAAGCGCCGCGCACGTCGAAGTCTACGGTCAGTTCCCCAACGCCAGCGACGACCAGTTCATCGGAAACGCGTTGGTTGACGAGGCAATGGAACGTCCCGCTATATCCGACCAGTCCGCGCCCATCGTGGTCGGAGTGGATCCAGCACGCTTTGGTGCCGACGCTACCGTAATAGCAATACGGCAGGGGCGCGACATATTGAGCATCCGACGGCACCGTGGCGACGACACGATGGAGGTCGTGGGGCGGGTGATAGATACAATAGAGGAATACAAACCCGCGCTGGTCGTCATAGATGAGGGTGGACTTGGCGCAGGTGTCGTGGATCGGCTGAAGGAGCAGCGCTACAAGGTGCGCGGGGTGAACTTCGGCAACAAGAGCACAAAGCCTATGATGTATGGCAACAAGCGCGCTGAGATGTGGGGCGCGATGAAGGACTGGCTGAAGGACGCGAGCATACCTAAAGACAGGTATCTGAAGTCAGACCTGATCGGGCCTATGATGAAGCCGGACTCGAAGGGGACGATATTCTTAGAGTCTAAGAAGGACATGAAGTCGAGAGGGCTGGCGTCACCTGACGCAGCGGACGCTATAGCAGTGACCTTCGCCTTTCCTGTCGCTAGACGCGAGCAACGAGTAGACAACCCGCGCCGCGTAACGTATGCTGGCGGCGGTAATTCCTCTGGTTGGATGGCGCATTAAATGGCTAAAAAGTCTGTGTCATTATCTATAGGGCGCGGCGAAAAATTGCCTACGAAAGCTGGCGCTGGTCTGACGGCTAAAGGTCGAAAAGCCTATAATGCTGCTACTGGCAGTAATCTTAAGCCGCCCGCGCCTAATCCTAAAACCAAAGCTGACGAAGGCCGTAAAAAATCTTTTTGCGCAAGAATGGGTGCAGTTGCAGCTAAAGCTAAAAACGGCGAGCGCGCCAAAGCTTCTTTAAGGAGATGGAACTGTGGCAAGTAAGCCGGGACTTTACAGTAATATTCACGCCAAGAAAGCACGCATTGCAGCCGGATCGGGCGAGAAGATGCGTAAAGTTGGGTCTAAGGGCGCACCAACAGCTAAAGCGTTCAAAGAGTCCGCTAAGACGAGGAAGAAATAATGCCGCTAGTTAAGTCATCATCTAAGAACGCCATGCGTAAGAACATAGCCGCAGAGATAAAAAGCGGAAAAAAACCGGCTCAAGCGGCTGCGATTGCCTATTCTGTTAAGCGCGAAGCAGCTAAGAAAGGCGGCGGGAAAAAAGGCAAATCGTGCAGCTAATTTACGATGTTGGCATACCATGCCGCAAAGGACATACGACAGGCCGATATACGGTCAGTCGTAAATGCGTCCAATGCGCTAAGGATGCTGCTTTGGCATGGAATAGAGCCAACCCTGAAAAAGCGCGCAAACATTGCGCTAATTATCGCGCAAATCACCCCGAACGCACGTCAGACCAATACAGAAACTGGCGCGTAAATAATCCTGACAAAGTAAAAGCTAAAAACGCTAATTGGCAGGATAAAAACTGGGATAAATATTTAAGTATATCTTCTAGCTGGAAAAGACGTAACCCAGCACATAGAAATGCTAAAGGAGCTGAACGACGCGCGGCTGAGGAGCAGCGCACTCCTAAATGGCTGACAGACCAAGATTTTACTGATATAAAGAAATTCTATGATTTGGCCCATGAACTTTCACAGGCGTATGGCTTTCCATGGCACGTAGATCATATTATACCGCTTAGAGGCAAAACCGTTTCAGGACTACACGTAGTCGATAATCTCCAAATTATACCAGGGTCTGAGAACTCGCGGAAAGGCAATAGATTCTATGGCTGCTAGTGATGTAGAGGGCGCTGGAAAAGTATCGGATGCGTCTGAAGGCGACCGTTTGGCTACTATGCGTCATCGTTTTACTGTTGCCTCTTCCGCTTATGCTGACAGTAGGGAAGACGAATTAGACGACTTGCGGTTCATGGCTGGTTCGCCAGATAACCAATACCAATGGCCCGCTGACGTGTTGGCGACCAGAGGCGCGGTGCAGGGTCAGACGATCAACGCACGTCCATGCCTGACGATTAACAAGCTGCCACAGCATGTCAGGTTAGTAACCAATGAACAGCGACAAAACAGACCCTCCGGCAAGGTCATCCCAGCGGACGATAAAGCCGACGTTGCGGTCGCAGAGATCTTTCAAGGTATCGTTAGACACATCGAATACCTATCCGACGCGGACGTTGCATATGATACCGCGTGCGACAATCAAGTTACCTACGGAGAAGGTTATATCCGAATCCTTACGGAATATTGCCGCGAAGATTCGTTTGACCAAGACCTGAAGATCGGTCGCCC